TTATACCGGACATCCTGGTATGGGCTTAGGTTACCCAACTGCAGCACTAGGTGCTTCTCCTGTTCCTACCTCTACAACAACAGGTAGAGACCCAGGTATCTTCGATTATCTAACTCTTGCAGCTACTGCAGCAGGGCCTTTATCTAAGGTATTCGCTGCTAGTGATCTAAGACTTAAAACAAACATTAAACAATTAGGTAAGCTTAAATCCGGCTTAAATATTTATAGCTGGAATTGGAAAGAAGGCGCTAAAGAATTTGGTGCTGATATGAATCATACAATAGGCGTAATTGCACAAGAGGTTAAGGAGTTATTCCCTGAAGCAGTTATGAAGATGGACAACGGTTATTATGCTGTTGATTATGCACAACTGAGGTAAATATGGCTCAACATGATGGCGTGTTTAGTGATTACTATAAGTCAATGTCAGAACTTGGCTATAGTCGACTTGAGGCTGCTAACAAGTTAGCTGAACAACATAACATTGATCCCATCGAACCTATGACCTCGGTAGAACCTGAGATAGACGTAACCGAACCTATGGTTACAGCAGGGAGTGAAGGACTTATGGGCCCTACCGACCCGGCAGGTCTTTTTGATCTAAACCCTGAAACTATTATGTCCGCTCTCGTAGGACTTACTCCTGTGGGTAAGATTTTTACAGGACTACAAACAGCAAAAGCTTTGGCAGGTGAAGGTAAGGATAACCTTTGGAGTGACGGAATTAAATATTTGTCAGGTCAACCAGATACATGGTTTGGAGGATTGTTCGGTGAACCTTCCGGACAAGGTTTATTCAGGCAAGAAGATGGTACGACAGATTCAGATTCACCTTGGGATGAAGGAAGTTATACCTTTGCACCAGGGGGTTATAGTTATGGAACAATTGATGGAATCGGGGTAGAAGACCCCAACTAGGAGAAATTAATGGCAAGACTCGACGAAATACTTGAAAGCCTAGGAGGATTATTAGGCGCTAATTCTACAGAAAATAAGACTAAGGAATTAGCCATGGGGCAAGGGCTAATCGGCGGGCAAGGTCCCTTCGAGGAACTAGATTCCTTTAATTTTTCTCAACCTGTTAATGTAAAACCGGTAGACCCTCTTATGCAAGACTTTAAAAGGTCACAGGATTTCTCGATGACAGATCCCGGTGCAATGATTGAAGGCGTTAGAATAGATGATCCTAATGTTATCCACGACCCTTTATCGGAAATAGCACCTGACCGCCGAACAGATCAGGACAAGCTTTCCATCTTAGATGCAGCAACAAGAGCTAAAGTCTTATCTGGTGAAATGAGCTTAACCGATGCAATAGCGCCGGGAGGTGATTTTATAAGAACTGCGGATGGTAAAATCCAAGGTCTTTTAAAGAAGACTAAAAGCTTAAAAGGTGATGACAAAGAAGGATTTCTAAAGAATCTATTTAATGACAGAGCTTCTATGCTTCAATTAGCTTTAGCCTTTAACACCATGAGATTAGAACCAGATCAAGGTCTTGCTAAATCGTTAACTTCGGAATTAGCATCCATACAAAAACAATCAGCTAAGGGTAATTCTACTTACGCATATCTTAAAAAGACGCGACCAGACCTTTATAATTTAGTAGTACAAGATCAGATGAAAATCTCGGAAGCAGTTTCGATTGCTAAGCTAGATACTGATAAAAATGTAAAAGGTGACCGAGTACTTGTTAGAGACGCGAATGGCAATATGAAATATGAAATCATCCCTGGAAGTAAAACAGCAGAGGAGAAGGAAGAAGCGAAAACCAAGCAGAGAATGAGCCTCAAAAGCAAACAAGCTAAAACGGATCTTATCAGCAATGAAGTTGGTAAAGCGATCGGCATACTGCAGACGGAGGAATGGGCAACAGGAGTTAAAGGCGCATTCATTAGAGAACACGGCGGATTCTTAGCAGCAGGAAGTCCTGCGGTCAATTTAGAAGCGACAATTACTTCAATTAAGGCTAACATTGGTTTTGATAGATTACAAGTAATGCGAGAGGAATCACCTACCGGCGGTGCATTAGGTCAAGTGGCTGTTCAGGAATTGGTAGCATTACAAGCTACTCTTGGTAGTTTAGATCTTAGACAAGATCCTAAGCTAGTCATTGCAACATTAAAGAATGTTCAAGAAACTTATGAGAGAAATATGGCTATTGTCTTGAAAGAATACGGGCCAGAAGAAATGAGGAAATATGGTATCCCTGTCCCGGGAGACAAAGATGAAAACGACCCAATAAATATTAGGAAATATATAAAATGAATGTAAAAGAATTCAGAGAACAAAATCCTCAATATGAAGACCTTTCTAATGCCGATCTAGGCTTTGGATTATGGAACAAACATTATAAAGATGATATGAATGCTTGGGAGTTTGCAGAGACTTTCGGTTTAAATGCTGATGATGTTGCATCGATGCGTCAGCGAGGCTTAGATCAAGGTCTTTCCGAAGTTGATATTGCAGGTGAGTTAGCTGAAACGGATGTAGATGTGGCGGAGCCTACTGCTTTTGTGAATTCACAGACCTTAGGTTTAGGTGATGTTGTTAGTGGTGCTATAATGGCTACGCAACAAAAGCTTTCTGATCCAAATAAGGATTGGTCTGAATTATATTCTAAGAATAAAAAATATGCAAGAGATCAATTAAACTCATATAGAGAACAATATCCNTACCTGGTTTTTTAGGTTCATTACCAACAACTATGCAAGCAATGCTACGTGGCTTTACAGAAGGAACAATCTATGGCGTAAACGAAGCACAAGATAACAAGATGGCAAAAGGTTTAGAAACAGGCGTGGTCTCAGCATTTATGACAGGTGGAATGGATAGACTAATCCGAACACTTAAGCCTGCATCAAAAACAGTTAAGAGTTTAATGTCTCTTAGAAAGAATCCAACGGTTGCAAATCTCAAAGTAGCAAAACAAGCAGCTTATGAGGAAGTAGATAAGATGGGAGGTATTTTTGGAGTGGATGACATTAAGTCCATCTGGAGAGCGGGTGACACTGCTGCTGCCAGTGGTCTCGCTTATAATCCTACGCTTGATAAAACAGTAAAAACGATTGAGAAAACATTTAGAAAATATGTAAATAAAAGACAAGTGTTTAAACTTACAGAGTTAGACAATATAAGAAAAGATCTATTTAAAAGACAAGCGAATGCAAACGAGAACGAAAAGCTTATTATCGGTAAGATGATTGACCAACTCGACAATGTGATACATAGCAAGCCTGTTGAAGGTGCAGCAATGAAGCTTGCTAGAAGCTTGCATGGGAAATACATGAAGACCAAACAATTAGATGATGCTTTCAATGCAGCAAGACGAAGTGCAACGGCTACAGGTTCAGGCGGTAACATATTTAATCTATATAAGCAATCTGTTAAAAATATATTAAATAATCCTAAAAAGATGAAATTTTTCGATGAGGTAGAAACAGCTGCAATGGAGGCTTTCTTAAAAGGACCCCCAACTGAGAAAATGATGCGTATATTATCTAAAGCTTCCCCTACAGGTAACGGATTAATCTTCGTTTTGACCGCAGGTGCGGCAACCCAGAATCCTGCAGCATTAGCTCTATCAGCAGCAGGTTATGCCGCAGATCGTAGTTTGAAAAAGGGCATACAGAAAAAAGCAGGACAGCTTATTGATGATATTGGAACAGGATTTGCTAACAAAGCACCAGCAGCGCCTCTACCGGGGATACCTACATTGATGTCCGTAACCGCAGGATCNGCAGGATCACCTGCAGCTTTAAACAACCCGGCAGAGGGATTAATCGGTACAATGCCTGGAACAGAATAAGGAAACGATATGCCAGAAGAACTTAAACAAATGACCGAAGACGATATACAAAGTATCGTAAGCGATGCTATAAAAGATGCTGTTGATTTCGTAGAAAGTGAAATTGCAGAGTCAAGAATTAAAGCTCAGCGTTATTTTGATGGTGAAGTAGATATTGGTGAGGAAAAAGGTAGATCTAAAATAGTATCTACAAAGGTTAGAGATACAGTAAGAGCAATTAAACCTAGTTTGATGCGTGTATTCCTATCCTCCGAAAATCCAGTAGAGTATATCCCTGCTAATCAACAACAAGTAGAAATGGCAGATCAAGCTACTAAATTTGCTCATTACGCCTTCCAAAGAGAAGGTGGCTATAAACTAATCAATGAAGCTATTCATGATGCTTTAGTTAAAAAGACAGGCGTACTTAAGGCTTATTGGGAAGATACATCTGAATCAGAGATTTTTGATTATTCCCATTTGACCGAAGAAGAAATGACAGTCCTGGTAGGTGAAAAAGAGATTACCGTTGTTGAGCAAGAGATTGAGATGCATCCTGTNGATCGGAATGCAAAAACCATCGAGGATGCTTATATTGTAGTTCATCGTACAGAAATGAGAGTCTCAGATTTAGTTTCAATGGGATATGACTTTGAACAAGTCTCAAAACTTTCAGGCTTATCCTACGAAGACACTTTTACTGACGCAGAGAAATATGAGCGTTCAAATTACTCGGAAGATGCTAACGAAGATATAACTGATCCTTCTATGCGATTGGTTGCTATATCAGAAGCCTATATGAAAATCGATGTTTATGGTACAGGCGAGGCAGTTATGCATAAGATTGTATTAGGCGGAGCATCTTATGAATTATTAGATCATGAGCCATGGGGCGACGTTCCTTTTGCAGTATTTGAGATTGATCCTGAACCACATACCTTTTATGGCCGTTCTATTGCAGATTTGATTATGAATGATCAAGACGCCTCTACAGCAATGATAAGAGGCTTATTAGATAATATTGCATTAACTAATAATCCTGCAATTGACGTAGTTGAAGGACAAGCGAACATCGACGATATATTAAATAATGAGATTGGTGCTATTCGACGTATTAAGTCACCTGGTGCAATTACAGTTAATGCAGTACCATTTATTGCAGGCCAAACTTTAGGCGCTGTTCAATATATGGATGAGCAGGTAGAGAATAAGACCGGTATCACTAGAGCTTCTATGGGATTAGATCCTGATGCTTTACAGAATACAACAGCAACCGCCGCACAGATTACTAGCCAACGAGGCGCAGGACAAATCGAGGTAATCGCTCGAAACCTTGCAGAAGGAGGCATGAAACGCTTATTTAAACTGATATTACATCTATTAGTAGAAAACTCTTGTGAAGAGATGATGATGCGTTTAAATGGACAATATGTTCCTATGGATCCTCGCACATGGAACGCAGATATGGATCTTTCGGTTAATGTTGGTTTAGGTACTGGTCAAGAGGATCAAAAGCACATGGCCTTATCACAAGCCTTACAAATGCAAATGCAGATCTGGCAAAACTATGGTCCTAGCAACGGTTTAGTAACAATGGTAGGCATTCGAAATACTTTAGGCGATATGCTAGGACTAGCAGGAGTACGTAATGTTGATAGATACTTTAGTCCTATGACACCAGAGCAAGAACAACAACTAGTACAACAAGCACAACAAGCACAATCACAACAAACATCTCCAGAACAAGAATTAGCAAGAGCAACAGTCGAAGCAGAGACAATCCGAGCACAATCTAAAATGCAGACAGATAGCATGAGAATAAAAATTGATGCTCAAAAAGCTATTGCACAAGATGACAGAGAACGCGATAGAATGGATCAAGACCTACTTATTGAAGCAGCTAGAATATTGGGACAATGGGGACAAAAGATTGATGTTGAAGAAATTAAAAGGATGCAGGATAAGCCAAGATACGACCAAACTGAACCGACACAGGCAGTTACTACTGGTAGATATTAATGGCTAGTGCAGCTAATATAAAGAGATTGATTAATGATGAAACATTTAAGGATGTTTTAGCAGAAGTCATAGAACGGCAAGTGAGTGTGTTTTTGACTCCAGATTCTTCGACGGAAGAAAGAGACGATGCACACGACCTTGTTCGTGCAATAGGGAAGATTAGTGATTACATGGATTCCATTTTGGATGATGAGGTAATTAAGAATCGTCGAAATAATAAATAATAATTAGGAGAACAGCACCGTGGAAACGACTGAAACTAATGGCATCACAATAGATGATGCAGTAGAGAGCTTACTAGCTCCAATTGAAACCGAAGAAGAGATTGTAGAGGAAGAAGCTCAGACAACAGAGGAGATTACCGACGAGGTAGAAGAATCTGCTGAGACCGAAGCAATTGACTTGGAGGATTCTGAAGAAGAAGACGAAGATCTGGATATTGAAGGATCTTCTGACGTTACAGAAGAGGACGACGACGAAGCAATAGAAGACGCCGGTCAGGAAGAGCTTGAAGGCTATTCTGTCAAGATTGATGGACAGGAAGTACAAGTAACCTTAGATGACCTAAAGCAAGGCTATAGCGGACAGCAATATGTCCAAAAAGGAATGCAAGAAGCAGCACATCAGCGTAAAGAAGCTGAGTCAGTCTACGAAGCATTACTTAGTGAACGTCAGCAAGTACAACAACTGTATCACCAGTTACAATCAGGCGAATTAAGTTCACCTCCCGTAGCACCATCTAGAGAAATGTTTGAAAATGATCCTTTGGGTTATATGGATGACAAGATGAAATACGACGAGGCAAAAGAATCTTACGATAAACAGATAGTAGGCTATCAGCAAGTCGTTCAGCAAAATGCAAAAGCTGAACAATTAGCAAAGCATGCTTATATAAAACGTGAGATGGAACAACTGCAAAGCGCTATTCCTGAATTCTCTAATCCGTCTCAGGCGAAAGAGATCAAGACTAAAATGGTTAATATCGGTGGTAAGCATTATGGTTATACGCCCGAAGAAATTGGGCAAGTTATGGACCATAGGGCTCTTAAGGTTTTACACGATGCTATGAAATATCAAGAGATCATCGCTGGAAAAAATAAAGCAGTCAAAAAGACTAAGAAAGCTAAACCTGTAATGAAAGCAGGCGCCAAAAAGTCTAATAAAGTACAACCTGGCAAAGTTCGTGACCGCCAACAGGCGAAACTCAGAAATTCCGGAAGTATCGACGATGCTTTGGGATTAATTTTAAATGCTTAAATAGGAGCAATATATGGCACAACCATCAAATACACTTGATAGCTATGATATAAATGGTATTCGTGAGGACTTGGAAAACGTAATCTACGATATTTCACCCGAAGAAACACCGTTCTATTCATCGCTAACAAAATCATCAGCATCTAACACTTATCATGAGTGGCAAACAGATGCCTTACGTTCATCAACAACTAACGCACACATTGAAGGTGACGAGACTTCTGCAGAGGCGCGTTCAGTAACTACTCGTATGGGTAACTACACGCAGATCTTTAAGAACGCGGTAATCATTCCTGACACAGACCAAGGCTTAGATAAAGCTGGCCGTTCTGCGGAAATGGCATACCAAACACTTAAGATTGCTAAAGAGCAAAAGTTAGACATTGAAAAAGCTTTGTTTGACAATAACAAACGTGAAGCAGGTTCAGGTACTGCAGCTCGTGAGTTAGCTGGTGTAGGTGCATTCATTACATCTAATGTAACTAACAAAGGTACAGGTGGTGCAAATCCAGCTGGTGATGGTACTAACGCTCGTACAGACGGTACTGCAACTGTGTTTNCACAANCAGACTTTGACGCAGCAATGCAGGCAATTTGGGAAGCAGGTGGTCGTCCAGACGCTGTTTACCTTTCAGCCTTCCAGATGAATAAAGCGTTAGGCTTTACTGGTAACAACAACCAACGTTCAACTGTTAAGGGTGAATCTGGTAAAGTTACTAATAACATCGACGTTTATGTAACACCTTGGGGAACGATAGAGTTTACTCCTACTCGTGAAAACCGTGGTCGTGACGTATTCATTATGCAATCTGATATGTGGGCCGTTGGAGTATTACGTCCTACCAAGAATGCAGAATTAGCTAAGACTGGTGATTCAACGAAACGTCAGGTCGTTACTGAGCTTACGCTTATCTCTAAGAATGAGGCAGCATCAGGCGCAGTTATGGACTGTACTACTGTTTAGTAGAAGTTGATTTAAACCCCCATTTTTTGTGAACATGTGGGGGTTTTTATTATTCTCAACAATGATTTTTT